CCTGTAGCAGCAGTCTCTGCGTTCCTTGCTGCTGTTGCTGCTTTTTCCTGTACAGTACGAATACCGATCATAAGAGCAGATTGCTTCTGTAATGAATTACCAATCTGGATAACAGCATTAGCAGAAGTTTCCGCCAACTTAACTTTATTGATTACTTGTAATAATTTCTCCTGTTTATCAGCACTCAACCCAGAGATTCCTGCAAATGTTTGGAGTGTTGAACTTGTGATTTGTATTCCTTGTTTGACAGCATCCCAAGCAGCAGTATCACTCGCCATGTTTTTGATTTCTTGCTGGACATCTCCAATAGTGTCCTTATACTCTGCTGCCTTTTGCTTCAATTCATCAATCTTCTGAGCAACTTCATTACCAAGCACTGACTGTTTCTGTGCTTCACTCATTTGATTGTAGTTGATGGTTAGATCGGATATTTGTCTTTGGATATCTGCAAGTTGTCTCCTGTAATTGGAAGTGGATCTTCCGAGATTCTCCATATTAGACATCTCCTTCATCAATTCTCTTGTAGAACGTGAAGTAGATTCTTTCATCTTATTTATAGACTCCGATGCTTTGTCAGTCTCTTTCTTGTAATTGCTGACACTTTTTGCAGCATTATTCAACGCCTTGTCGTGCTGCGATGTATCTGTTCGTAAAGTACTTACATAATCTGCCATTTAATGATCCACTATATTTTTGCTTTATTGACCTTGTCAATTGCTTTATCTATTTCATGCAAATAGATAGAATCGAGTAAAGGAAATACCTCATTGATAGCACTCGCAAAGAAGAACTTCCCTGTGATAGATCCTGTTCTCCTCGGGGTTTTCAAAGGAGAACCATTCTTAGTGAGGTTTTGTCTCTCCTGAGTACCCTTTTCTAACCACCTCAATCTTCCATCTCTACCTCGAAAGTATTTCTTTCCCATTATATTGACCTTGATCTCTAAATCTTCTCCATATTCACCGTTTACTTTTCCGACAAATACACCTTCATGAAGGTCATTCATCGAAGTACCTTTAACAAGAATGGAGTTATCGAGGTTGAAAATTGTCTGCTTTTTTAACTCTTTTGCACCAGCAACGAGCGCATGTTTAAGAGCACCCGTCATTTCTTTCGCATTGAGTTGAAGGAATTTGTTATACGTTTCTTCTATGTTTGTTGTAAAACTATTCATCTTAACTCCATAATTTTTCCAATTCCTTGAGGTGTTTGATCTCTTCATCGGAGATCTGTGTCTTAGACTTGGTATTTTCAATCTTTTCTTCCCATGGGAATGATATAAAATCACCCATTTTGACCTTTTTATGGTCAATCATAGAAGTTGTGTAAGTGTTTAATCTACATTGTTCCCAACTATTCCTGTCTAAATAAGGAATACACTCAAGGATGTCATTAATCTCATACATCATCATTTCATCTAAGAAATATGGTATTGAGACTATTCTGAACTGAAAACAAAAGAGATTAAACAGGTAATGATATATTAGTTTTACTTCTTTTTCGGAAGCTTCGGTTTTTTTCTTAGATCATCATTCACAGTTAAATTGGTATTCAACCACTGGGTGAATTCATCTAATGGTTGATTCTCGTCAAACCACTCAATAAAATCGTCATATGAGATGGATGTGTCCTTTGATGAAGCGAGGATTGTTGCATAAAAATAAATCACTATTTCAGTGATTCCCTCCGGAGCAAATGTTTTACCCATTATACTCTCATAATTCATCATACTTCTAACTGTGTACTTGAGTTCTATTTCCTTTCCTTTAATGTTTACTTTCATAATCTTCTTTATATATATTTAGAAAAAGAGAAGTCTTCTTCTATTTAATAATAAACCAGAGACTTCTCTTTTTCTAATATTACAAACGATGTCAAATCGTTATCTATGTACGATTAAGGATTTACATTAGTAATCTTTTTCTCGAATTTGCTAACACCCCTAAGAGTTACACTATAAGTTGCATTGTCACCATTGTTCGCATTTGCAGTTAACGAAGTGATGATCACATCACCCTGATAGTAAACCTTTGATGCATCAAGAGTCCAGAATTCATTAGTCTCTCCCACGATACCGTCTAAATCCTCACTCTTCAAACCAAACTTGACTGTGATCTTATCTCCTGCTGTCCAATGATCAAACATTGTCTCAAAATCACCCTCAGTATAAAGGTTCTCAGCAGAGATTTCCCAAGTGAATCTCTGTACTTCTCCACCATCCCACATTCCATGGTCTTTAGAACTGATCGTTGCTAATTCAGAAGTAAGGGTAAGAGTGTGGTTGGTAGCATATGCGAAACTGTGTGAATTAGTGCCATCAAAAAGCATTAACTCCCTTCCTTTTATAATTTTTGTATCCATTTCTATTTATGATATTTTTGTATTTAATTTAATTGTTTGAACATATGCCGAATAATTATCGTTGTATTCCTCATATGCGTTTTGCAGTTGAGTATCACACATTGTGATATTTTCGTACTGAATCTTTCTGTCTTCAAATAGTTTCCTAACCAAAGTTGCAAGCTCAACACCCTGTATGTAATTGGAAGTAACTATCTTAATAGAAACTTGCGCACTGTCTTCATATACTCCATCTTTTGTCGAACGACCTGTCATTCCTTCCCTTTGGTATACTATAAATGGCATTAAAGAATTGAATTCCGCATCACTACGAAAAGTAGCAACGACAGGGAATATATTTGCTCCTACATAGCCAGTTATATCGTCGTCGGATGAAAGTGCGTTGTATATTACCTGACCTATATTCAATGTATCTATCATGATACTATCTCCTCCATATTGATTATTTTACACATATCCCTCTTATTGGGTTCAATATCAACGATTCTGTAACGTTTTCCTTGCCATTCGATAATATCTCGATCATTTATATCGACATAATATCTAACTTGAATGGTTTTGGTGTAATCATATACAATTGAATCGTTGGATACTCGTCTCCCACCAGAGCGATGCCATACACAGGCACGTGTCGTGAACTTCTTATTCACACTTTCTACTTCTTCACCAAATTTGTTCTTGGTGTACTCTATTGAATAAACATCTATGATCTCCGTTAAATCTCCAGCATTCATGTTATCTTAACCCATAATTTCTATATAAATCACACAATAACTCGAATGAATGTGGAACTATATTGACAGGGGCAGAAGTAGTAGATTCCCTGTTCTTATACATATTCCCTATAAACAGCAACATTGCGTGAATAACTGCCTGAGGGAGTTCTCCATTTACATACAAATCGGTTAAATCACAATCCAAATACTTAGCAACTGCTTCTTCTGCAACATGAGATAAAGAATCCAAATATTCATCATCGTCTGTGAATGACAGATCTATATTCAGATGCTTTTTGATTTGTTCTATTGTTAAATAATCACTCATATTGTTTGAATTGTGTTTTTGAAAAAGGGGAGGTTGTCCTCCCCTTTATATTGATTAGGTTCTAATATTAGGCAGTAGTAGTGTCAAATGCTACAAGTGCATCTGCACGAACAAGTTTTGCATCTGCGAAACCGTTAAGGATGATCATTACCTGACCTTCTGCAAGGGTTGCGGAGTCAGCAACAACATCGATACGAAGATCGTCCCAAATACCAATCACAAGGTTATCGAAAGCACCATAAAGACCTTTCTTTGCTGCAACGTTAGAAGTTACATATGCCTCAGAACCATCAACTGCACTACCTTCCATTACCATTCCAGTAGCATTAGTTCCCTTAATCATACCCTTGAGAGCAGCTTTTGCCTTAGGAGAGATAACATACTTGCAGTCCTTATAGTTATCTTCCTCTACACCTGCTTCCATGTCAAGGAGACCAGCATAATCAACAACACTAACAGCAGTCTTACCATTGAAAAGACCAGCAGGTTGGGTAGCAGAACCAGCACCAGCACCAAGTAAAGTCTCTTCAATCTTCTCAGAGAATGCCTGAGCAATATCATTACGGATAGCAGCTTCTACATCAGGAGTAGTCTGGGCAAGGAACTGGAGAGAGATAGGGAACTTACCAGTGATTCTCTTAGGTGAAAGAGAAACGCTTGTGAATGAACCATTACCATCTTCTGCAGCAGCAGTTTCACCCTTCCATGCTACTGAACCTTTACTAAACACAGGGATCTGTACATCTCCCTGAAGACCTGTATAAAGTTTTGCACCAGCGGATACAAGAACGTTCTCCTGACGGAGTGGTTCCCATACATTCCATACATCTGTTGCAACTACATCATCACCCTCAGCACCAACTGTCATGGCTGCTCTGTTAAGAACGATAGGCTGACGGCTTTCCATCGACTTTCTAATTTCGTCGACAATTGAGAAATTTTTCTTTTCCATTTTATCGTTAGATATTTTTTTATTTGATTTTTGTTCTTTGTTTTCGTCCTCTGGATCTTCCAAAGACTTTTCTAATTGTTCTTTTTCTTCTTCTAATTCTTTGAGCTCTTCCTTATTCTCGTCAAACTCCTTTTCCTCATCTTCACTCATTTCTCTCTCTTCTTTCTTACAAAGGGAGACAATATCAAGATTACGTTTTACGAGATTAGCAATTGCTTCAGAATATTCTAATGTGTTTGAATACTTCATAGTTATATCTTTATATTTTTATAGAATTCTTTAAGTTTATTGTCTAAATTCTCATTAATCTTATTAACTCTCTCCTGTTCTTTCTGACGGGATTCGAGTTCTTCCTGAGCATTGATCTCATTGATGTACTTTTCGTATTCATCAGGAGAATTTCTGTGTGTAGAAGCTTCTGCGTAAGCACCTGTCCATACATTAGATATATCATATAAACAATCGATCTTGTATATGGTGCGGTAGATCTTTCCGTCTCTCTTTTCCCATTTCTGAGCGTCTGGTTCATCAGCGATTGTAAATGCGAAACTTGCATCAGTAAGATCACCTCTATCGATATGTTCAAGGACAGAATCACCAAGATCTGTATGAGGAGCATCGTATCTATAATGCAGACCTCTATCATCAACAAATAACTCGAGTGAACCTACACCATGATTACATCTCGCAAGTACCTTGTCAGGATCATGGTTGAGTGTTGCGAAAATGTCACTCCTTTTAATTGTGTCCTCGGTGATTGCACCAGGGGCAATTGTCTCATAGAATCCGAGATCTCTACTCTCGCTATTGAATACAGAAGCATATCCTGATACACTTCTTGATTCCTTATCTCTTTCTTCTATAGTGTTTTCAAAATGTCTATATTCCATGTTTCTATCAAATAATAAACTTATTTCTTTTAAGTGTTAAATACACAGTATTGAAATCAAACAATTCCTATTGAATATGAAATTAAATATATAGAGAAAAGAATTATAGGATAAATGAATTGTCTTCACTTAAAGTAAAGTATGTATTATTAGTTGTATCAGGTATAAAATCATAAACTAAAATACAGTTCTTACCTTCAATATCACTTGGAAGAGTGATGGAGGTTTCTATACCATATAATGGAGCACCTACACCATCTTTACTAAAAGCAACAAAATAAAGTGGTATTTCTAAACTCTGTGGGAGTGTTTCAAATGTATGTTCCTTTACACCATTTAGTTTAACCCATGTAATTTCTCTATCACTTACAAAATGATTATCAGGAATGTCTGTAATAGTACCATCCTCTTGTAGATAACCATTAGGCCCGCCACCACAGAATCCTTCATTATAAGAGTTATTAGTAACCCTACCTAAATTAGTTTCTCCTAAATAGATATCATCTCTTCCTTCACTGCTTTTAATATATCTAATTCCATATAAATTACCGGTATTTCTAAAACCAATGGTAATTTTAGTGTCAGTAGAAACAGAACCACCTTCACTCAAATCATAAGTCTTGTCAGTACCATCAATATTATTGGTTCTGAAGTGAGCAGATTTATCTTCTTTTACATAACATAATTCTCCCGAATTAATACCATTAGCAGAATATGTTTCATAATCTGCTGTTTTATTAAATATCTTTATCATTTTATTGTTCGTTATTTTTATTATTCTCTATTGTGTTTTGACTTATATCTGTGTAAGGAATCACATGTTCATCTCCTCCTTCAATTGGTTGGTATCCAAGAATATGTCTTGCTTCGTTGATCGACAAAATACCATTGGATGTAAGTGTGGAAAGATATGTTGCAGTGGAACTTTTATCACTCAAATAGATGTGATCTTCATCCAAATCAATGGTAATCTTGCCTCTTTCACTCGGTTTAAGGAGTTTTCTGTTCATTTCGTCCTGAATCATGCTGATTAAAGGAAGAAGTGTATGTGCAATGAAGTCAGATTGTGCTGCTTCGAGTGTTCCATATTGAGTATGTGATAAATCTCCAAGAAGAGTAGGAGAAATAGTGAAATAACGTGCTAATTCAGTAATATTGAACTCTCTGGATTGCAACATCTGACTCTGTTCACTGTTTTGTGCGATTGATTGATACTTCCAATCATTGCCGAGTACCGCAATACCTCCACCAGTACCATAAGCACCGTAGATTTTCTCCCAAGATTCTTTTGCTTCTTGTTTCTGCTTCTGTCCCATTGGTGCAGTAGAGGTGAGAACACCGTCAATCTTGCAACCACCATCAAAGAATTTCTCAGCACTCTTATTAGTTGCTCTTGCTAAGTTCAATGATTGAAGAGCATACTGCCCAACACTAATACCCTTCACTCCATTTGATGAGTTTTTGATGAAGTGAATGACGTTAATTGGTTCAATTTTACTCTTCTTGATTGATGGAATAAGATAATATAACTGTCTTGTAGTCTCGTTATACATCACTGTATAGGTGCCGTGAGGACAATAAATCAACTCGAGAGGAGTTCCGTCATTTGCTCTTTTGATGTAAGCAATACCGTCTCCATGTGCTAACATATCCCAAACAAGGGATTTTATGAGCATAAAACGAGTCTGGAGACCACTATTCCATATAAAATTCAAGGGATGATTGGATAGAATCTCATTATCTTCTACTCTACGAACATGTATAGGAATGGTTGCTATCGTATTAGAAATAATCTCTGTTGCAGCAAAGTATGCCGAGACGGAAGTAGCATCACCACTCTTTCTATTGAAAAGATACTCGAGACCTACAGGCACGGATACTTCCTCTTTCTTCTCTGAAGCACCTTCTATGTCTCTAAGTTCTTTGTTAACTTTCTTTTTAGGTGTGAATATTCCCATTATTGCAATAATATATTTGTAAGAATTCTCTCTTTATATAATAACATGTCAGATTTGTAATGTTAAATGATCGTGGTGTCGTAATTCCCTGATGCTAAATAAGTTCCAAGAGACTCGGTTATACTGATAACAGGGTCGATCTTCGCTTCGGCGGTAGGTTTATCGGGTTTGCAATTCTCATGATAGTCATACTTCAAAGTCACATTGTTAAAACTCCAGAGAACTGCAGTGTTATAATCGATTATAACCTTGTCAGTCATTATGAGCATTTCAAGGAATTTGGTCGGTTTATTGAAGTTTCCTAATCCCTGTGCAAATGGTTGCATCGGGAGACCAGCATTAGTTGCTTGGATAACATACTGAGTGGCATTATAGGAGTCATATCCAATATTTCCGAAGTTGATTGTATCTGTCAAATCCACTTGATCTTTCAATATGAGATTGTAGTCGACTGCGTTGCCTTCAGTGAGGATTGCTTCACCATGTTTCACCCATTCCTTGTACAAGTGTTTATTGACGGATTCCTCCATGGCAATTGCAGGAATGTATATCCATGTCTTAAATATGAACTTATCTGGGTATTTTTCCCTGTATTCATTCGGAGGAATACAAATACTGGTGCATGTTAAGTCCTTAACAGCGGAAAGGTCGACTCCACCATAGACATATTCGTCTCTGAAATCCTCCATATTGACTGGTTGCATGCATCTTTCGACGAACTTATTCTGGATCCAGACAGAGTTACTTTGACAGAACATGTTGAAGTTCTTTGTCTTTACGTTGTATTCTGTGCTGGGTTGATTAATTGCTCCCCTTACATCTTCCCTAAGGGATTCATATGTATTAGTGGAACCGAGAGAAGGATTTGCTTTGATCCAACAACTTTCGTCTTCTTGCCAATCGTCTTCCTCGTCTAATTCATATAATGCACTGAATTGAGAATCGTCTTGCTTTACTCCTTTGAGGATTTCAACGCATACCTTTCTCATTTCGTATAGTGGATATCCATCAAGCAAGAATCCAGCAGTGGTGATCACGATTGCAAGGGGTTGTTCTTGGAATCCTTGGGATGACTTTAATACGTTGTATAGATCCCAGTCCTTCGATGCATGGAATTCATCAACAATGAAAGTAGAACTGTTCAATCCATCCAGTGTCATTGATTCGGAGTTCCTTACACATATCTCCGATTTTGTGACTGGCATCTTGACGGTGTCTCTATATCTCTGGAAGATTAGATTCTGGGGATCAATACTCTCTGCGAAGTTCTTGGTATATTCGAAACCGAGTTTTGCCTGTTGTCCGTTGTTGGCAACAAAGTCAATCTCTTGACCAAGGTTCTTATCTAAGATCATTTGAGAAAGGCAGAGAGCTGCTGCTAAAGCAGTCTTTCCACCTTTTCGTGCCATAAATAATAAGACTTTTCTGGTTACTCTGAAACCATTGTGTCTCCACTTCCACCCAAAGATATTGGCGAATATCCATTGCTGGTACGGAAGTAATATGAAGTTTTGTCCAGCAGATTTGCCCTTGAAGTGCTTTATTTTGCTGACGAATCTTATACGTTTGTCAATCTCGCTATAATCGAGATAAATGTCATCTCTATCAAACCATTCTTTGAATCTTTTACAAGCAAGTATTATATTCTTACAAGCAGCAATCTTACCAGTCAAAATATCTTCATTGTACTGAATATATTCCTTTGATAAGTCGTACTGTGTCATTACTCTGATAAACTCTCGATAAATTTCTGGATGTCTCTCTCCTTCTTGTTGTCTTTGATTTTACTTGCTGCCATGGGATTGAGTCCAAAGTCATGCATGATCTTCAAGACTGCTTGCTGGGAAGTGTTGAACTGTTGAATCCAACCCGCCTTCCTCTGGACTCCTTGGTGGTCTTCGTGCTGAAAACCCTTACTATCCATTTCTTTTTTTGTATTGTACATGATATCCAAGTTCATCGCAAGGATGTCAAGTGATATGATGTAATGTTCAGAAACTTCACCATATCTTTCTATAAGAGATTCAACAATATACTTCATGTGTTCCTGAATCTCTGGTCTGTATTGCTCGTATCGTTTTAAAACGTCCATATATTATTAAATTTTTTTCCGAATCATTAATTAGGTTAAATTTTGAAAAACCTCATCTGTGTTGCAAGAAAAGGAGGGGTGGTATTCAATTAGTTACACAAAAAACAAAACCATCCCCCGGGGGTTAATCAAAATCTCTTTTGTACCTCTATCACATCAATAATAAATCTCTTCACACACTTTGATTAACATTCTTATCATACTGCAACAAAACCATAGCAAATTTCGCTTCGAAGATGGTGAGTAATGTAATTCATTACTTTTTTCTTTTGAGTGTGTTAAATCAAGTTTATGCGCTAATTATATATGTCTTCGAGATACTCCTTCTCTGTTAGTTCATCTATGTATGTTAACTTATATCTCTTTGCCTTTAAGTGTAGTTTATCATGACACACCCTACACAAAGAATAAAGATTATTCTCATCCAGTAGCAATGACCATCTCTCTTCATCTGTCTTACCAGTAAGGAAAGGTCTCTTGTGATGGATCTCCTCAGCAGGAGTTATTACGTTATGTTTAAGACATTCTTCACATATTGGATGTCTATCATAGTAGAATCTCCGTAAGGTTCTCCATGCTTTACTATTATAAAAGAGAGAAGAATTCTCTTCGTGTTTATACTCAGCATCCTTCTCTCTTATTGGTGTTCTATTAATTGTTGGCATATGCAGTAACGTATCTTCTTATATTATCTTTCAATACTTTTACGACCTCTCTGGTGATAAGACTTACCAACTTATCCTCATTAGATATATTCGAATTGTATTTCATATTGAGACGGTGAGAAACCCATTCTAAGTTATCTACAGTGTTATTGGTCTTATCAAAGTCTTTATGATTGATGTCTGAGTAGTTATTGGGATTCTCAATGAATGCTTGTGCAACTAATCTATGAACGAGTCTATATAGATTCTTGTTATTCCCTCTAATGACTACTTGTAAGTATCCTGCGTTATTGACAAAGGATTTTACGATTCTATTGATTCGTTTGTGTCTTACTCTTCCAAGATTGCTCACTTCATACTTGGGTGCTTCCTCTATTGTTCTCCATAATTCTTCCATTTTATATTGATGTTTATTTATTCTGCGATACCAAAGATCTTATCGCACTTAATGAGGTTTTCCTTCTCAATATTCTCTTGTGAATATTCGTATGAGTCGTAATTGATTGTCCTGTATTCGAATACTGGTGAATCTTGAGTGGTTAGTTTATTGAATACTCCAAAAACATAGTCCTTGAATTCATTAGTGCAACCTGATGCATAGACAACAATATCAAGCACATTCTCCTTAGTTGGTCTGAGAACGGAAAATGAGAAAACTATGGGATCCTGCCTTGCCATCTCGTTGAGGAGGTCGTTGATGTAAAATAAATACTCTTTTGTGGCATAGTTGAGGGTGATCTTGATAACTAAGTTGTTGTGGTAAATTACTTTCATATTGATTAAATGTTTATTTATTCATCTAATTATATAATAAGCTTTTGGATCAGATATGTAAACAAAAAGACCTGTAAGGATGTCCCTACAGGTCACGCAAATAACAAATAAATAAATCTTAATTCAAAACAACGAGTTATGAATAACTGAAATCACACTCCCAAAACGTCTTCCTATGTTCTGATTATATAATAAACATTTTAGAAGGAATATTTAAATAAATAGTGATCATTTAGTCAATTCATTCTCGAGAAGTAGAATAATATAAATAAGTGAACGGAGATTCTCGGGTCTGGTAATGTCTATGCCTCCGTGATTGTCGACAGCGATTTTGTGTGTTACGTATGGGCGAGCAAGTTGTTCGTCGAGAATAATGAATCTGATTCTTGTGCCAGATATTACGACACAATCGGAATCACAAAAGTCTCTGTACTCAAAGACGGTAATAGGAACATCTGATGTAATCTCTTTTAATCCCGTTTTCTTGTAGTACTGCTTCACGACACGTTTGAACCTTCTCTCAGCGGATGCCTGTAATGAAATAAGTTTTTCAGTCAATTCCATGATTTTGATTGTTTAGTCGGTTTATAATTGTTTTTTAATCACAACTATATATACTAAACCAGACATCAAAATTTAGTTGCCTCACTCATTTTCGTCCCGCCTAACCTACATTCCACTCCCTTTATAAAATGGAAAAAAAAAGCAATCAACGTATATATATACCCTAATTGCTTTTTTTTTCCACCCTACTAATTGTCTTAATTGACTATTTCAAGAATCAGATCGTTATTATATACAACACAATATGATTTATATTCATAATCGGAAATATAAATACCATCTTTACTATCATCAATTCCATTCACCACTTCGAACTCGGATTCAGGCAACTCACATATCTCATTCATTGCCCCTTCAAAGGTATCTATCACTTCCTCCCAACTATCCCAGCAATCCCATTCACTCTCTTCTATTTCACCTGATTCAACATCTAATGCCTTTCTTATCAGGTCATACTCGTAAGGAAAGTCTTTTATCTCCCGATAAAGGAACTTGGTATCTTCGTCTTGTATCATATAAAATAGTTTTTAATCACACGAATATACAAATTATTTTCTTATTTCGTCTTGCCTAACACACATTCGTTCACTTTTATAAAATGGAAAAAAAAAGCAATCAACGTATATATATACCCTAATTGCTTTTTTTTTCCAAACCCATCTACTTTATTGTTTTGAACCTATCTTTATGTTTAGATATATAACTATTTGATTTACCAATCGCAATAGCGCATTCCTCACAACTACTATATTCGATTCCTGTTTGTTCATCTAATACCTTCTTTCTTGGCGAACTAAGTTTCCCACCAACTTTTCCACCTAACGATCCAGCATCTGCCTTCAACATCTTCTCGTTTGAATATCCATCTACGAATTCTTTTATGATCGAATCAACGAACCCTGAAAGGTCAATAAAGTCCTCTCTCACTACAATTGAATCCTTATATTTGTTACGCAACTCAACATTCTTCTTATAACTGGAATTCAACTTTGAAATCGCAATCCTATCATCCCCCAACATCAATTTGACCTTTTCTATGTTAGTCACATAATTAGACCACATATCGTCTGTAATCAAAGCAACATGAATTGCTCTTCTAAGGTTCGAAATGATTGTACTTACCAGATTGTTCTTATTCGAATTACTTATCAGATTCTGGAATGTCTCAATAGTCACACCCACATAACTACTATTATTGATCATTTGATCAATCTCATGCTGCCAATTCAACTTATAGTTATTCGAATCATCTATATCATAATACTTGTCAAGCAATGTACCATCCATAATATCCTCTTTCAATGAATCACTTTCTCTCTTCTTCAGACTTAAAGACATCTTATTTCCTGAATCCCTTTTTTCATCAGAAAGATCTAATTTACGAATCACGAAATACCCAGCATCATCCAGTTCCTTCACAATCACATCAATATCACTCTTCTTAGCAATATAATCACGAATACTTCTAAGCGCTTCCTGAATCTCTGGATCGATCAATCTATTATCATAAGTCAAAAGACCCTCAGGAATATCCAATGTAACCTCAGCAGTATGGAACATTTCTGCCTTCTTGATATTCTCGTCAAGGTTCTCAGCACGATCCTTTTCATCATAATAAACCTTCAAGAATACATCGGAATTTCTGATTCTACCTGCTTCCTGAATGATCTCACTTGACGTTGTAGAACCTTTCGAAGCGGACGTAATAACCAATATCTTTTCACCTTTATTCTTGAAATTCAACCCGTTAAATGCAACACAAGTACAAATGGTAAGTCTCTTCGAAAGCATCTCCTTATCTCGCAGATCCTTGAAATCCTTCTGGTCTTTGGTATCTGAACGGATATATGCCACATCATTGACATAGATTCCATCACAATAGATCTTCTCATAGATCTTCTTCGCAGTAGTATCATCAAACAGAACGATTCTATCATACCAACCAGTCTCCAAACACTTTGTAATGAATTTGTACTGAGCAACATCCACATTATTGACCTTCACAAAGTCTGTACGAATGTTGTTACGTTCATTGTTGAATCTCAAATACTTACAACCAAGTTCCTCACCCTCTCCTGAAGGAGTAGCAGTAAAGAGAACGATCTTACAATTATCTTCCTTAATCTTATTCATCAGAATCACTGCCTTATCACGATAGGTTCTATCCAAGAACAAGCAGTGTGCTTCATCAATGATAAGGGTTCTGTCCTTTATCTCATTCCAATGTGCTATTGCCTGATCCCAGATCATCACATTAGGACGGTTTGCCTTAACTGGGTTATGATTCTCTGAACTCACTTCATGAAGATGATTATACAACTTATTTGTAACATTGAAAGGAACAATAACCACTGCGTTGAGATCCTCTGCCAAAGAGTAGAATCCTGTTGCATCTGGATCAAAGAGATTAGCACCAACGTTATACTCTCCACCGTTTATAAGAGTAGTCTTACCAACACCTGTAGGAGCAACTATCTCCACCTTGTCGTTTGCTGAGATAAAATCAATTATTTGCTCTTTAAACTCAGTTATAAAGTGATTTCTCTTGATAGTTAATATTCCCTTTGAATTGTCTTCGATAACTGAAATACCACACTTAGAAAGAATCTCTACAGCACGATTCTTCTGCCATTCCTGAATAGTCCTTCCTTTTGAGGTTCGGGCAATCTGTGCGAAGTGCATTGCTCGAGACTGTCCGTGTTTTCTCCTGTATGCATCATCATCACGACTATCAATAGAGAGCAGTGTCTCAACGATCTTCTTTTCATCCCAACCCATATTCGAAAGGAAGTTGCTCACAGCGCATTCCTTATTGAAGTCCAGTTGAATCCTCGAGGATACATCACCAGAGATCTCATAAGACTCCACGTCAACAATATCATTCTTCGCAATCCTGCCCAGATTCCCAAGAATAAGAGGGAAGTTCTTTCTGAGTCTATTGAGAGATTCTTTGTCTATTGTATTCTCTGTGAAGAAACTACATAATGGATTTACTTTGTATGGTGAATAATAAAGGAAGAATCTCTGTGTAATGTTCGTATTATGAGTATCGAGAATCACACTATCCTCCAACTGAGGGACTCTTAGATCAATCCCTGTAACCACATTTACTACCTGAGCAAAAGCTGCCAAGCAGATACACGCAAATCTATTATACTCCTCTCCGTCAATGATATTTGTCTTGACATAGCAGTGAAGACCTGCATTCTTCTCACTGAGAAAGTAACTACTCGAGTACTGGATTGCATACAAGCAAGGGAATTTAAGACTAATCTTTTCGAAATTATCGAAAATAGTCCTTGCAGTATCCTTCGTAATGTGGTCTATATCAATGAATACCACACCACCATTGATTCCTTCGGGAACCACCCAATTCTCTTTACCAAGAGTGTCGTTAATGTAAGGGAATATAGCACCATCCTGATGTTTCTTAGGTGCCTTTAAAAGTTTCGAGCAATAATCAAGGACATAGTCCAGACTCATTTGATGAAGAACAGTACCTGTCCTTTCTTTACCAGGAGTCTGAATATAGGTTCCATCGGGAGATAATTCATTCGATTTTAAATAAGAAATATTCACTTGTCATATAATATATTTATTAAATGGTTAAACTTATAGGGACTGCTTTACTCCAAAGAGAGAATCGCTATCCAATTGAATTTGAATAAATTCTCTTACATCCCACTGATCGATTTCTTCTGGATTACTATTGTGTGCTACATAGAATCCGAATGCTGCTGCCCTCACAGGGTCGATGATTGATTTTTCATCTAAATCGTTAATACTTAACCAATCCCAAAACAATCTGTTTAGTTGATCAAATGTCTTATCACTTACGTTCATATTATTTGTATTTATTTATTTGTTTCTGCTATAAAAAACCTCGTAGTTATTGGAACGTACGAGCAGGTGTACTAACTACAAGGTTGATGAAGTCTTAATAGACTTTATATTTCTCTCTATTTCTGCTCTAATTAGTTCATATTCATTGGTGTTCCAATCCCAATTCATATGTGAATAACTCTCTATTCATCTATATAATAACCCACAAATCTCGGTTTGTTAAATTCTCCCCCCGTGATCTTTTGAATCTTTCTCCGTAAATTTATGTCGTAAACGATATAAATAATAATACCGCTATGGAATTTTGGAACATTGAAGCATTAACGGGGTATGCTCCCAAGACAACTTTTTGGCAGGACTTTGTCATTGCCGAGGCATTTGGATCATCTGCCATCCAAGACACCTACAATAGGGCATTCGATGGATGGAAGAACAATCACATCTACATCACAGAACTCGTCATGGTCTTGAACCACAAGATCTGGAGATGGTATCAGGTCAATGAGGATTATGCGAGGTTGTATGACAAACTATGGAAGGAACTTGACGAGTGGTGCTTAGAGAACCTCAAGGGTGAAGAATTGGATTATTACTTAGAAACAACTGACTAACATGAAAAGGGGTGATAAAATAAAGATTATCCGTATGGCGGATGCCGATGGCAAAGATTGGCAAGCAACCAAAATGAATGGTATTGTTGCCGAGATTGATTTCATTGATGATGCTGGTCAAATCCATCTTAAAGGATATGGACTTGCAATTATCCCAGAAGTGGATGATTATATAATAGTAGAATAGACCTTTCTCAACTCTCCCAGTACACTTATTGCTATCAGTTCGTTCTGAACACCTTTGGAAACTCTTCCATACTGGGAGAGTTTTTATTTTTGCATAGTCCCACAAAATATCTAACTTTGTATAGTTTTCAACTGTACATATGATTAGATATATAGATTTATTCGCTGGAATGGGAGGCATAAGACTCGGTCTTGTGCAAGCGTGTGCTGATGCTGGTATAGACACAGAATGTGTTTTCACCAGCGAGATTAAACCAGCAGCAATCACCGTATATCGTCAAAACCATCCAGATGATGAGATTACAGGAGATATCACAGCAGTAGATGCTGGGAATATCCCTAACTTCGATGTCTTACTGGCAGGATTCCCTTGTCAGGCATTCTCTTATGCCGGCAATCGCAACGGATTCGGAGATACCAGAGGAACTCTCTTCTTTGACGTCCTTAGGATTCTCAAGAAGAAGAAACCAAGTGGATTTATATTGGAGAATGTCGAAGGTCTTGTCACTCATGATGAAGGAAAGACATTCAAGACTATCATATCTTCTCTTGAAGAGAATTATAAAGTATCCTATCGTGTGCTAAATGCCAAAGACTTTGGTGTTCCTCAGGATAGGAAGAGAATCTATATTGTAGGTGTAAAGAAGAACAGAAGAAGAGTTAATTTAGAGAACTTCCCCCCTGTCAATGCTACTGTGGGAGATATTCTCGAACATGGTCTTCCTCTCAGCAAAACTCCTTTCACTAAGAATCTTCTCAAACACTTCGAAGTCTCCCAACTCGAAGGGAAGAAGATTAAGGATAAGAGAGGAGGATCCGATAATATCCATAGTTGGGATATTGAACTCAAAGGTTCTGTGACAGACACTCAGAAACAACTCCTCAACGAAATGCTCAAGGCGAGGAGACAACATAAATGGGCAGAAGAATGGGGAATAGACTGGATGGATGGAATGCCACTCACCACTCAACAGATCAGTACGTTCTTCAAACACAAGAACCTCCAGAAGATGCTCGATGATCTGACGGATAAGGGATACTTGACTTTCGAACATCCCAAAAAACTTGTTGTTGAACATACTATTGTAAACGGAAGACCTGTCACGACCTCTCACAGAACTCCAGATACAACCAAACCCAAAGGGTATAACATTGTAGCAGGTAAATTGTCCTTCGAAGTCTCAGAAATACTCTCTCGAGAAGGTATTGCCCCTACATTAGTTGCAATGGACATGCATAGACTGCATGTTGTAGATGGAGAAGGAATTAGAAAACTATCTCTTCGGGAAGGATTGAGATTGTTTGGGTATCCAGACAATTTCGTATTCAATATCCCCGATAAGGAAGGATATGACTTATTGGGAAACACAGTAGTCGTTCCAGTTATCAAAGCAGTTGCATCAAGACTTTTACAATCACTATGAGGACAACGATAGAGAACGTTTATCAGGTTCTTAAAAGAGAACTCTCCGAGGATAATAAAGGTAAGATTACCTTTAAACTTGCTGATGTAGAGATAGTTGTCAAGCAAAACAATGTTGTTGGAAATATTGTTGAGGAGTGGTTGGATAGATGGTTGATTGAACATGACTTCGACCACATCTATAATCACGGTCAATGCTCTCCAGATTTCTGGTTCAATCCTGATGATCTCAACAAGGATTGGTGTGAGGTTAAGTCATTCACAGGGGGAGCAAATTTTGATATTGCCAACTACATGTCGTATATCACAGAGATTATCGAGAAACCTTGGAAACTCGATTCAAAATATCTCTGCGTAAAATATACTATGAATGAAAATACTGGGATTGTTGCTATTGACAATGTGTGGTTGAAGAACGTATGGGAAATCTCCAGTCCAAGCGGTAAATGGGCAGTTAAGGTTCAAGACAAGAAAGGAGTTATTTATAATCTCCGTCCCTCAGGACTCGGTACAACAAATGGCAAATTCAAAGTATTCTCCACTCTCGAGCATTTTCTATCTGCATTGGACTATGTCGTTAAGACTTATCCTCCAACATCAGAGAGGGGTCTGAGATTCCGAGCAAAGGTAGAACGAATCTATTCAGAATATAAGGGTGTAGATATTCACATCCCCCTTTGGCAAGACATTGCTTCCCAATATAATTGGCACGAAGAATAATTTTTTGTATCTTTGCATGTCTCGAGCAATCGAGATGATCGCAACAAAAACAAAGACCATAGTGAAGGGTTCCTATGGTCTTTGTTCGTATTATAGGATTATTCATCCACCAAACTCTTCCAGTAATCTCCTTCAGTTACCTCACATAGATCGGTATCGAAGTATTGCTCATCCATATACCCTCCATACTCCATGTTCAGAGTATCTTCTTCGGGATTAGGGGTGTCCCCTCTTCGATAATATACATGATCCATTGGAATCACAACATCACCTGCTAATTCATCATTTATATTTGAGTCTCGAATCACATATAGTCTACTCGGATCGAAAGCATCATCTAATTCTATTTCTCCATAGTAGTAACATCCTTTGAGGGTCTGATGACGCACGAGGTAAAATCCATCCTCAATTCCATCAAATTCATATCCAACTTGAGTGTTATACTCTCCATCCTCATCTACCGACAAATCATTGTCGATAAGGTCATCAATTTTTTGAGACTCGTATACAACCTCCCCGTTTTCATCTTTCACCACCAACGAATACCGATCCACTCCATATGTCAAAAATTGCAATTCGAAGTCTGGGTAATGTTCATCGCGCAGATCTTCATAAACCCGATCAAAACCTTCCTCTGCCAACTTAATAAGTTCGTCCTTTTCTTCCTCTGTCAAATTAATAAGTTCGATTCCTCGAGCTCGGGCATTTAATTGAATTGAGTATTTCATACGATAGTGTTTTGGTTAAAATACTAATATGTCTTACAGTGATAATGAATTAGTTATATTTCTGCTGAAGTTATCAGAATATAGTAAACGATGTTGATGCTTTCCCATATTTCGATAACTTCCGGGGTGAATTTCTGATTTGTTTTAGGTATATTTAGGTGTGTTAAACATCTAAATATGAAAGCAATAGGACTAATTAGAGTATCCACAGAGGTACAGGATCTGAACCAACAAACAGAGGTGGTTCGCAGCGAAATGATCAAGGACGGATATAGAGATCCCGAGGACATCATCATGATTGCCGATAAGGAGAGTGCCGTCAAACTCTCAGAGGAAGAGAGACAGGGATTGAATCGAATGAAGACTGAGATTGAGAACGACAGTTCCATCAACAGAGTCTATGTATTCGAGTTGTCTCGTCTTTCGAGAAGACCTGAGGTTCTCTACTCCATCCGAGATTGGTTGATCAATCACAAGATTCAACTTATTGTCATCAAACCCTACATGAGACTTCTTGAGGATGATGGGAGTATTTCCCAGACTGGGTCTATCATGTTTGGTATCTTCGGTGCCATGGCAGAGCAGGAAGGGTATCTTAGAAAAGAGAGGACATCCCGAGGTAAGAGGAAGGCACAGGCAGAAGGAAAAAGTCTCGGAAATTGGTTACCTCTCGGATATACCAGAGACTCGGAGAATCATATCATCATTGATGAAGAGAAAGCAGAGTTGGTGAGGAAGATCTTCAGGATGTGTGTTGATGAAAACAAGTCTTCAATCGTCATCGCACGAGAGTTGGATCAGACAGGAGAATACCCTATCTCCAAAAGAGTTGACAGTGCATCAAGCAGCATCCTCAACATACTCCATGACACAGCATACATTGGTATATGCAGATTTAATAGAAGAAACCAAAAGCCGGGACAGAATAGGTATCCGAGAATTATCTCAGACGAGATGTTCTATAAAGCAGAGGAGTTGCTCACAGCACGAAGAACCAAAGATAAGACAAGTCATAAGAACGTGTATTGGTGCAAAGGTCTTATAAGAGATAAGAATACTCGTTGTCTGTTGACTTCTTACTCTGCAGTGGCATCCTATTCCACATTCTCTGATCGAGACGATAAGGTCAAACACAGTACGATGTGTGTCCCTATGAATCTTATGGATAGTTTCGCATGGCATCTTACCAAGCAGTTCATTGCGAATAACGACACCACTAAGGTTAAGCAACTCAAGAAAGAACTTCTCGAGAAGATAGATATCGCCACGAAGAAGGTTAAGAATAACTTAGCAGTCAAGAAACAACTTGAGAGCAAGGAAATCAGGATACAGGAAAGAATCATTGACGGAAAACTCTCGGAAGCACTTGGGGATAAGATGCTAGAGGAGATCTACGAACTCCAAGCATCTGCTAATGAGAATCAAAACAAGTTTGAAAGTGAGTACCAATCTCTGATTGAGCAGAAGATGAAGTATGACAGAGGTATCTCTGCTGTTGAGAGTGTAGAGACTATGACTGATCCGAATGACATTAGTCGACTCATTCATGATTCTATCAAAGGAATTGAGATCGAGAAAGGTGGTGAGTTTATGGAGGGAAACAAATACAGACCTGCAGGATACTATAAAGCGAATAAGTATGGAATCATGACTGTTACCTTTGATGATGAGTCTGTTCAACAATATAGATTCAATTCATATACTAAACGAGTCTTTACAATGGATGGAGAACTTGTGCCATATACATACTTAGAGAGGTTCGTGCACTGTCAGAAAAGGAATCCTAAACATAAACGCACAATCGTCACTGATAAATGACAAAGGGAGGTAATCACTTACCTCCTTTTAAAATACAATATTGCATCAATAGTAGCAGTGCTTGAAGATCACCTTCGTTATCTACAACTGCTGCGGATATACTCATATCCTTGAGATATTTCTTCTGTATATCCTTACACGTGTATTCTCTAAGATCTTTGTTGACTAACTTAAAGATACCATCGAGAATCATACTTAGATCGACGTTTGTTCTTTCATCCATATATATTTAGTGTTAACACTATCATATATTGATTTTAACGCGATTCTTTAGGGTATCTATACAAATCAACAGAGACGCATGTCTCTGTTGAAAAAAATATATAAAAAGAAAGAATTATGACAGTGTCTCAGACACTGTATTGTTGTCTGGTCATTATGATATTTCGAAGACCTGATTCTTTGTTCCCAAACTCACATGAATCCAAGAGAGATTATATTCGTTGATCAGTTGTCCGACCTCAATCTCTCCACTCTCAATCATTCCTGTTATGATTTCCCAGAGAGCACCATTATCCTTGCATACTATATCTGCTGCCTCTCCTCTTCTATGTTGACTTGTCTTGCTCCCTCCGACTAACTTATTCAGTTCATCACACCTATATCCACTCCTCACATATATCGCATCCCCATACTTATCTCGAATTGGTTGAAGAATTTTAACACACAGTCTTTTGAGTTTCTTGATTATCTCTTCGCTGGGAGTATTATCTACCCCATTCTCCTCGGCAGTCTTACTGTATATCAATTCCTCTAACGTAAAGTTATCACTTAACCTCATCTTGTGTCTTTGATTTATTTGTGTGCACAACCTGTCTGAGATTATCTATAGAGAAATTAATCCCGAGCAATCCAGAAACGAATACCAATAGTTGCGCAGTAAACCATAACACAGAGGCATCTATGATACCAGTAGGTGGGATGAAGAGAGCAATAAACCCTATGACAATTGCTGCTACAAATGCCACAACACTTAGAATTATCTTTATATTATTGTTTTGCATGATCTTTTATCTCTTTAATTAACTGACTGAACCATTCTCTCCAAGCATTCATAAAAGTCATCATCTCAGTATCCTCATTCAAGATTATTGCTATCTGATCATCGTTAGAGAATAACTTATTAACCAACACTGTCTTTATATGTTTGTCTGTAGTTAGGTTGATTCCGATCACCTTATCGACGAACACGAAATTTCCAATAAACTCCACATTATCCTTATTAATCTCTACTTCTTCATATCCTGTGCATTCCGCGGATAACTTGAATGATATAGTGTTATTGTATTTGAATATCTTTCCAACATCTGGAAGTATGTAATCATTGAATTGTTTCATATTCATTTTTATATATTTTGGAAGATATGGGTAGTATCACCCACCCATATCTTAAAGAGTTTTACTTAAGGTGAATTTACCATAAGAAGGATTAAGTAAATTTGTAGTCCAAACTGAAGTATCATAATCAGTTGCATCTGATGGTACATAAAGTATATTTGTTGTACCTGAAGAATAACCAGTTGAATGAGAAGAATATCCCCATGTATTTACTCCACCAAGAGATGGAGCAGTACTCCTATTAATTGTAATTGTATGTACTTTAGTACAACCATCAAAAGCACCAGCACCTATATAACTTACAGTAGAAGGAATACTTATAGAAGTTAGTCCAGCACATCCACTAAATGCACTGGCTCTAATAGTAGTTGTACCAGAAGGGATACTTATAGAGGTTAGTCCAGTACATTCACTAAATGAAAATTCATAAATTTCTTTTGTACCAGAAGGGATGTTTATAGAAGTTAGTCCAGTACATTTATAAAAAGAATTCTTTCTAATACTTGATACAGAAGAAGGAATAACTGTATTTTTACATCCAAGTACTAAACTATTATTAAATTTATGTATTAAACAATTACTACCATTACCATCACTAAATACTGGATTATTTTGATCAACCACTATTGATGTTAAACTCTTACTACATTCATAAAATACTTCACATATATTATCATTACTTTGATTAATCTTGTTTTCTGCAATATTTATTACTGATGCTGGAATATTTAAACTTGTTAATCCTGTACATCCATAAAAAGCACATTTGTCAATTGTTTTAATTGTATTTGGTATTGACACTGATGTCAATCCAGTACACAAATTGAAGCAATAACTTCCAATCTTATTTACAGTATATGATTTACTGTTATATGTGATTGTAGAAGGTATAACAATATCACCAGTGTAAATTGAAGGAGTAGTACCATCTGCATATTGCATTACAATACAATCTCCAGTTCCTGTTTTTATCTTGTATCTGATACCATTTATTACAGTGTATATTACATTCCACTCATAATATCCTAAATAGTATTGTGAAGTACTGAACCATGAACTGAAATTAATATTATCAGGATAATATACTGTACCACCGGAAGTGGTTGGACTACCTGAATGAATATATTTGAATGTGGTCATATCTACAGTAGGACATTTAGTTGTTTCTGTTATATATATTTGAGTTAATTGTGAACAACTATTAAATGCATCTGAACCAATACTATTGATAGTTCCTTTTATAGTTACTTTTTGCAATGCTGAGCAACCATAACATATTTGCTGGCCTAATGTAGTTGCATCTCCAATTTCAACTTCTGTTGCTCTGTTTACATTATATAGCAAGTATCTTAAATCATATCCTACTGCACATCTTACTTCAATATTATGAGTTCCTGTTGTAGTAAAGTTGTATATCTTGGTTGGTGTCACTTCGACACCATCAACTGTCATTGATTTTACATTTCCAATATCTGCATTGGAAGCTGCCATTAAAACATTAGTATCTCCAGTTTGAGTAATGTTATATTTAATCTTTGCATATGCTCCAAGTTGTACATAATTAACTGCAAACTTATTACTGTTAGAATATATAGTTACAGTACCATCACCAAATAACTGTGGATAATCTAATGTTAATCCTGCTTGTACATTACTGTAACTTTGTGTAATTCCATTGATACTTAAATCAAATCCAGTATTTGTTTGATTGGATATTGTTCTTTTACCCCATGGTATTATACTAACATATCCACTACCATTAATAGTACTACCAGCAGGTATTGTATATGAAATGTGAGTACCACCTGTACCATTATAACAAGTAAAATCACTTACTGTATCAAATGTTGCTCCTTCTTGGAAACCTAAACAGTTAATATAGAATGGAACATATACATCAATACTACCTGTAGTATCATTTGCATAATTGAATTTTGCATATACTTTATATTGTCCAACATTTGAACTAAAATATTGTAAATAATTTAAACCAGTTGTACTATCAAGACCACCTGTACTATAAGATGAATTATTACTCCATGAATTATAACTGTATCCTTCAGGTAAAACACCTGTTGCATCAGTATTTGTAAAAGTAAATCCTGACATTGGAGTAGTATAAGAAGAACCATCTGCATATAAATCAATAACAGCATTTCTCAGTGAATAATCTGTTTTTACAGTTGTATGTAATTCATCTGTAAAATCCTGAATATGATAATCTACACAGCAAGAACTGATTGTAATAGAATTTGTCAATGTCTGATTACTTGAAGTTGTAATTGTGTATGTAATAGTAATATTCTCAATCTTATCAAATGTTGTTGAGTTGATTACAAGAGAGTTTTTCTTCTCGGCAGTTGTAAGATTGATTGTACTATCTACACTCCAATCATATGATTTTACATTATTACCATCAGTAGTAACAGAGATAGTAACACTGTCATTCTGGAAGATTGTCTTTTCAGATGCAGCAAGTGAAACTGTTGTGATCTCAACTGGTACATAAGTTATATATAATGAGTTATTTTCACTCCAAATTGATTCACCTAATTTACTTTCTATTGCTTCTATTTCTGTATTACTTAGTGCTTTTGCAAGATATATTGAACCAGTGATAGAACAATTAATATTACTATCGCTAAGAATACCAATATACTTATCTACATTAGTTGATGTTGTAGTAATATGGATTCCTCTTAAATCAACAGAATTAAGTGTTTCTACATTTGAAATAACATCATTTGCAAGAGAGCTATTATCAGTTGTTAATGAAAGTAAGTTAGTATATCCTTCAACTGAGAATGTTGTAATATTCGGGCAATTAACAACGGTGATTGAAGTTAAATCAGGAAGATATACAGTAGTAAGTGAATCTGATTCAGGAAGTATAACTGAGTTCAAACCAGTTCCTCTTAAATCAACGGATTCAAGTTTAGTACATTTACTTAAATCAAGACTACCACTAAGTGTTGAACAACCATAAAGAGACAATGTTCTCAATACAGGGCAGTTGATAGTCATACTGATAGGTCTGAATTCATAACTCTGAACATTTCTACTATCAGCACTAAATTCAAGTAATCTCTTACCGTTCAAATTGAATGTCTCACCGATACTCTTATCTCCAAATTCACCAAATGAAGTATAGTAATCAGAACCATAAATGAAAGTATCTGTATTACCATCAGTTACTAAGTTCATTGTAGTGAACTGAGTTCTTGCCTGTACTCTTGTATTATCCTGACCAGGAACCTGTCCAGTACCAACTTTTGGATATAACCACTGCCATGGAGTAACTGTAAATTGATAATTAGGATTACCACCAGCAACAGTAGTCAATGAACGGAAGTTAAGTGATGGAGAAGTAGTTGAACGGACATAGAATGGATCTGAACCCGCCCATGACTGCAAGTATTTGAGTCTTCTTGTCCACCACTGTTTTTCTGCCTCAAGTTGATTACCGAGAGACTGAGAAATAGCAGGAGTACCATTGTCATATATGTGTTGTGCCTGATATACAGCAGCTTCTTCATAGAGAAGTCTTGCGGTTTCATTGAAAGCAACAGCAGGGAAATATTCCTGAACATCGAAGAAGTATTTCTGTAAGCAACTTTCAACACTTCCACCATACTTAGATGAACTCATTTCAGTAAGAATGCTCTTCATCATAGTTCTTAATTCACTATCAAAAGCAGCATCCATAAGTGTGAAGAAGTTATTGTCTTCACCGTTGAAATACCAACCACCATTTGGATTCTGGTCATGTTCTTCAACATAATATGGTTTAGTCTTTCTACCTACGTTGTCTGTAAGCATAAGAGTATCCATATCATCCTGTGCCAAACAAATCTTATGAGTTACTGGATCCAAGTATTCATAGATATTCTTACATCTGTTATCAGATGCAGCAACCATTTTAAGGAATGCCATTGAATAAACTACATCATTTACATTGTAGTATAAAGAAACATTATTCTTAAAGTCTCTTGTTCTCCAAGCAATTATAGCAGCATTATCAACACTCGAATCCCCACTTGGGGTAATACCTGTCTGGGAGAATACATTGAATGTGCTGTATTCACCATCTACTTTTGTAGTACCACCATTTACCCATTCCTTGGTGATGTAATCATATCTAACAATGTTTCCATCAACTGTACTCCAGTATTGATATGTTCTATCAGTTAATTCAGAATCATTTGTATATGGTTTGATTCGAATAGCATGAGAATAAACGAAGTTATTGGCATCGATGAAGTAGTGCAACATATCCTGATTACCCATACCATAATCCCAGTTACCTTGACCAGCATATTGGTAGTATTCTTCATCTGCATTGTATGTTACTTCATCTTCGAACCAAGGAATCTGCCTGTTTGTTAATGGCATACCATTATCTGAACCTTCAATTATGAGATAATCAGGGAATACTTTCTTATCATAACCAAAGGTGAGTTTATCATATTTACCACTACCGAAAGTCATAAGACCAGCGAATACTGGAGTACTTGAAGCAGTGTCTTTTATAAAGTATAAGAATGGTTTTTCATGAACAGAAACTCTTGTATTTTCATATCCTTCTGTTCTTGTCATACTGTTCCCTCCAACTACTTCTTTCCAAACATCAGTGTAAAGAGCAGTAGAACCAATCTTGTGAGATTGCATTGAAGATGCCCAGTTAAGTTTAGCAACTAATTTTGTTGCAGCAGGATCTTCATCAGTTAAACAATATCCCTTTGTATGTTCAACACCATTACCGTCTGTCCATACAGAAGTAAGGCCTTCAAGTTTGTTCATATCGTACTGGTGGTTCCATTTCCAGTAACCTCT